GGAATGATGGCACCCGGCGCGATGCGAATGGTCTGCGGGTTCAGAACGCCATCGTCTGCCGCCGTGTAGACGCCGGCAATCGACAGGCTGGCATTCTTCAAAAGCAGCTCCAGCGTCTTGTTCAGTGTCTTGATGTCGGGGATGGCCGTCACCAGCGGACCGCGCCCATAGACCTCGCCGGCCACTTTCATGTAGCGCGCGACGATCCACGGCGATGATTTCATGCGGCGCATCAGAAGCTGGCTTTTGCCTTCCGGCCAGATGACGTGGTAGCAGAAATCGCCCTGCTCAATGTCATACAGCGTGGCCTCCAGCAGCTCGATTTCCTGCGTCGGCTTGTCCACGATCATGCGCTGCAAGCGGTCCGGCAGCTCGGCGTCCTGCCAGTGCTGCTGGATGGCCTCGCCCTTCAGACGCATGCGGCGATAGACATTGTCCACCTTGCCGTGCGCGCCCTCTTCGATGGCGACCAGATACTGCGGCACGGCCGTGAAGCGGATTGGCGTCATGTCGTCGCCGTCTTGGATCAGCATGACGGCAGTGCCGACTGACAGATCCAGCAGGAACTCGCCCATCGCCAGATCAAAATTGGATTGGCGCAGGACCGAGAACATCTTTTCGGAATAGATGTCGAGCGCAGCCTGCGCCTCAATGGCGCGATCCTGCGGGATATCAGCGCCCGGCTCCAGCCGGCACCAGTTGGCGTATGGCGGGAACAGGCCCGACTGGATGCGGTTGGCAAAACGCTGGACGGCATTGATGGCGGTGCTGTCGAACACGCGCGCCATCTTGTTCTGGCCGGGCGATCCACCGCCCTCATAGTAGCCATCATACAGGTTACGCTGCGGCAGTCCGAACTCGTAGCAGTCTTCATAGATCTGCCGCCAGTTATCCTTTCGACGCTGCGCTGCGTCGTGACGCTTCATGATTTGTTCGACGCTATGCACTGGCTTCATTCCTTTTGCTAATGGCTGCTGCCTTTTTCTTCGCGTCTGCCTTGGAGCTGGCGCCCCAAGCGCGCAGCGACAAGAGCAGGCGCGTTGGCTTGCCGTCCTTGTATTCAGGTCCGGGCATGCCGCCCATACGCGCGAGGAAGCTGGCCCGGCGCGGATTGTCGCCAGACTTGACCGGGCGCTTCAGGTTCATGCCCTGCGCCTTTGCAGAACGCCGGCCAGCCTCATTGAGGCCACCTGATGGGTTCTTGCCGGCCTTGCGTTGCCAAGCTGGGGATCTAGCCACGGGCTGCCCTCATATTGTCGATCAGGTTTGGATAGGGGCGCCCGGCCTTTTTAGCGGCGCGCATCGCTGTGCGCTTCTGCGCAGATGACAGCGACTTGGGCTTGCCCAGACCCTTAGGGCGCTTCTTGTCCCAGACCTGCTTAGGCTTTTCCATATCCGGCATCCTTCTTCTTCGCCATCTTGCTCTTCATGCTGGCCCCGGTCATGCGACCGCCAGTCTGCTTGGCATATTCCTTGGCGGCCTTCATGCCAGCTTTGCTGTAGGCAAAGTGGCGGGTCTTGCCCTCTTTAGATACGACCTTCGGCATCATCCAGCTCCTAATGTGTCAGCGGTAAATCTGTCGCCACTAAGCAGGGTGCGTGCGCCGAGACGGCGCAGACCTGCTGCGCGGCGGCGGCGGTTCTCTGCCTCAATCTGCTGTGCCAATGCCGAGCGGCGCACAGTAGCCGGGCCTGCTGGCTCATCCGCTGCCGGCTGATCGGGCTGCGGGGCAGCAGCGCCCATCTGAGCCGCCTGAGAGCCGCCATCACCGCGATTGGCCTCCTGCATAGCCAGACGGTCTGCCTCGCGCTGACGGCCCGTATAAACGCCATTGCGCATGACGCCGATGACCATACCGTTCTCGCGGACAGGCGTGCCGCCACCCTCAATCTGGCGAATGATGTTCTGGCGCATCATTGATCCGATGCCGCCGCCAATGATCGCCGCAAGCGATGGGATCAGTGGCTGCGCTTGTGCGCGCTCTTCGCGTTGTTGCACGTTTTGGATTGCTGTGCGCCGACTTAAATCTGGACCGGGAGGCGCGTTTAGTTGCTCAAAGTAGCTGCCACGACCGCTTCGGCCAGAACCGCCCCTAGATGAAGATCTTGAACTTGCGGACCAGTCTGTTTTTGATACCGCCATAACCTACCCCAATGTCTCTTGGATGCCCATCTCGGCATCAGGTCTGTCCGGCGACAGTAACGAGCGGCGGCCACCAATCATGCGCGCCCTACGACGTGCCGCGATCTGCGCCATCTTCTGGCGCTCCTGCTCGGTCAGGCGTTGCTCTTGCCGTTCCTGAGCCGCGACCACCTCTGGATCCGGCGGTGGTGGGGATGGTATTCTGGGACTAACTAGGCCACCCATCAAAAGTACCTCGCAAACATCATGTAGTCAGCGCCGTCTGCACCATAGTTTCGCAGGACGCCCTCGCGGGTGAATTTTAACGCATCTGCCCACCGCATAGCAAGGTCATGTCGTGTATTTACAGTGACTTGCAACCGTTGCAGTTTCTCTTTGGACGCAATGTGGTTGATATGTCGTTGTGCGCCCCTAGTGAGCGCAACCGGATGCGATGCAATCTGGTCGCCTGTCAGCATCCACATCTCCGCAACCTGATGCCACAGCTTCACATAGCCGAAGCAGCACAGGATCTTGCCGCCGGCCATCGCGGTCTGAGCGTTGCCTGTCGCCTGATACTGGCGCAGCATCTCCCGAAAATTCGGCACGCTGTCAAAATAGTCGGCGTCAAAGGGGCGCAGGTCCATCGCGTAGGCGTGGCCCCAGTGGAATGGCACAAAGGCAATGCCGGGGTTGTTGGTAATCATCAGAAGATGCTGAAGTCAGTGTTGGCCTTGAGCTGCTTGAATTGCTGGCTGAACTGGCTGTTGCGCGTAATCGAGCGCACCTCGCCGGCACCAAGCATCAAATAGCCAAACGCATCGCCGACGTGGCTGTGTTCATTCTTATTCGGCGCGTCGCGGAACCGCTCATACCCGGCACCGACGGCAATCCGCTTGAAGTGATAGCCGCCGGCCAGTGACTTGCGGGTGCGGGTGCATTTGCTGCTCACCACTAGGCCGGGCTTGCCGGCGACCATCCGGTTCATCGGCATAGCGCCGGCCTCGCGGCGCACCATAAAGTCGTTGCTGCTGGTCGGCCTAGCGTGCAAGCCCAGTGTGCGCATATGCTCAAACGCGGTCACCTCGAAGATCTCGTCGCGCTTCACGCCGGCTGGGTCGCCCCAGATCAACACGTCAGACTTGGGGAAGTGCTGCTGAATGTCAGCCACAAGATGGTGACAGAACCGCTCCAAGCCCATATCAAACGCGACCAGCTCGTGGACCACATGCCAGCGGCCATTCGCCATCTTCTGACCAAACACGGCAGCCGGCGTCAAGCCAAAGTCCAAACCAATATGAACGGGCCAGCCCGGCTCAATCTCAACGTCGCCAGACATCACGCTGTCGGAAAACTCAGGCCACACCGGCTTGCCATCCTGCACATAGACATACTGCGCGCCGGCATAGCACTGGATCCAATCCAGTGACTTGCCGGCAAGCTGCTGCTCGTAATAGCCGGGCGGTAGGTTGCCAATGTTCTCGGCGCGCGGGTTGTTGATCCAGTGCTTGCCGGCGGCAAAAATATTATCCTCATGCTCCGCAGTACCCTCAACGACGCCGCCGGGCTGCTTGTAGAATTTCCACGGGTACTTGCCGCGAATGGGGTTCTTCTCGGCGAGGTTCGGCCACCAGTGGTCGCTGTCCATCGGGTTGGTGGACATCCACACGCCGCGCCAAGTGCAGCCGCCATTGGCCCTAGTCGGGTAACGACCGACGCGGCTGGTCAATCCATCCACCACCGCCTTTGGGATCTCTCTAGCCTCATCGATGAATCCCCCCGATAATTCAAGACTGAGCAATTTTCGGATATCGCGTGGCTGATCCAACGCAAGAAAAATCACCTCACAATCGATACCAGCCGCACCGTCACGCGGTGGCAGCTTGATGTGGTGGGTGATCGGCGGCGACCAGCGCATCGGCCCCCAGACATTCTCAGGGAAGATTTCCTGCCACGTCTTGATCGTCGTCGTCCGCAATTCCGGGTAGCTGTTTCGTATCACGGCAAATCTGGTATAGCGGATATTGTCGATAGGCGACGGCTCCTGCTTCACTGCCCTCAACATAACCTCGGCCAATG